TTCCAAGAACAATTCGCTGCTTTGCTCTTTGAACAAGTAAGTCAAACTCTGTTGTCTCCGCATCCAATCTGCGTATGTCCTTTCGCCAGAATTGATAATTTCTCCAATCCATAGGTTCTGTGGGTTGTCTGCTTCTACAAAATTTGATACAAAAAAGTCTACTATTTCTTTGTCAGAATACTTCCTAGAAGATTTCTCAAAGAAATATTTGTCCTTACGTTTATTAAACGAAGTTAATGATGCTCTTGTTTTTTGATGATACCTAAAATAGTCATACTTGGGATTGGTGAAGTGATTCTTCAATCCCAAGTATTGAGTATAACATTCAAAGGGTGACATTACAGAGGCAAACGTGCGCGAGAAGTTTTCTTCATAAAGTTAAGACGAGTTGCGTCCCACTTTAATCTCTCTTTCAAAGGTTTTGAAATGAGTTTCACCACCGATTCTACCTCAAGACTATTGGATTCGCAATAGTGGCAGATAGCATCAATGTAGTTCAGATTTTCTTCTGCTACGATTTTTTCAATCTCAAGAGCAAATTTAGACGGCGTTAAAAATTTACTTTCTATTGCCTGTTCTAGTTCTTTATTTGGTTCCATAGAGTTCCAATTTATCTCCAACAAACTTTCTAATGTATTTGCCGAGTAGTTTGATGTACTTTGATTTGTCTCTTTCTTCATAGACGACGCATTCTCCATTTTCACAAGCCATGATGATTACAAGTTTTTTAACTGAAATACCAGTCAGTTCGTATAGCATACAACCATATGCCATACATTGAACAAAATAGTGTTCAATCCACTCGCGTGGTTTTGGTTTTTTAGAAGTCTTAAAGTCAATTATTGCTAACTCGCCGTTATATTCAGCGATACAATCAACTGTCCCAGCAATGCCCAGTTGCTTACTATATAGGGACCCTTCAAGGGCGTAAATATTATTTATGCGATTTATCTCCGTTTTCGCAATCTTAAAAAGAAAATCCGCAATCGGCGCAACAGACGGCAAATCTTGATTCTTAAGGTAGTGCTCCGTAAGAGAATGCATATCCGTGCCGCGAGAAGTCGCCGCTTTAGTAATCTTATCAGCTTCCTCCTCACCGACCTTTTTACGCCAATTGACAAAGATTTCACGATTAAAATGACTCGTAATAGAAGTAATGGATACTAACTTAAGGAGTTTTTCCTCATCTGGCACAGAATAATATCTTACACCATCAATCGTTTCACGCTCCAACTTTGGGAGTTCAATATCAATATGATTAAACATCAAAAACCAGCATCCATTTTCGCAATAATGTATTCTTTGACAAGTCCAGAACGAACAATATCGTCTACACCAAACTCAATTATATCAAAAGATGGCATTTTACGCAATACCGACATAAAATCTACAATACCATTACGCTCATTTGTTTTCTGTAAGTCTGATTGAGAAGCATCACCACAGAAACAAATCTTGGTATTCTCACCAACACGAGTAATAATAGAATCTAGTTCGTGGAAGTTTAGATTCTGAAACTCGTCCACAATAATGATTGCATTATCAAGAGTCGTTCCGCGAAGAAAAGAAGTTGACCAGAACTTAATTGTTTCTTGCGACTTTAAGTTGCCATAGAGCATCTCAAATTCAGAATCACTAGGCATCTGGAACATATACTTCACCATATTCTTATAAGGAATCTGGTAAATATCTGCCTTATCTTCGTGAGAACCAGGAAGGAAACCAATTTCTCTTGTCGCAACTAATGAACGAACAAGATAGATTTTCTCATAAGGAGTTGATTCATCTAGAACGTCAGCAAGAGCATTGTAAAGAGTAATAAAGGTCTTACCCGTTCCAGCACACCCGTAGGCAACTAGATGTTTACCGTCAGTATAAGATTCAAACAAACGCTTTTGGTTTTCTGTAAGAGGGTCAATATCAATCAAGTATTCTGCACTTAGAGGTTTTCTCCTCTTCATTTGTTTTGCGGTCAGACCAACACCGATTGGTTGATCGTTGTTTCCTCTTTTTCTTCTTGCCATATTAGAGTTTTTTTACAGTTGAACCGGGCATTTTTTGAGCACGACCTAAGACATCATTCCACGAAGGATGTTTTTGAGTTAATTTATTTCTCCAATCTCCCACCTCACCAACATTCATTTGTGTTGGAATGAGTGGTTTGAGATGAGGATTTTCTTTGAGATATGGGTCCTTTTCTGCCATAAGCATCCATTTCTCAAAGATTTCACCAGTTTCAGTATTTTCGAAGCGATATGTAGGCATCAGTTATAATCTCAACATAAAATATTTAGACCCACTCAAGAGCTTCTGCAACTGTCGGGAATTGCTCAGAAAATACTTTTTTGCATTCAAGAGCAATATCCATATGCTCTTTTTGAGTACCATTGGCAGATCTAAGTGTTATGTAATGTATCCACGACCTGCAAGAACCCGTCATATAGATGCGTGTGGGCGTCGCTAAAGGCAATACAAACCTTGCACACTCTTTTGCCACACCTGCCTCTAACATTCGCTTGTAGAGGTTATTAGAGTGCTTAAACAATTCAGCAATTTCTGTCTGAAACTTAAGTTTTACATAGTCACCAAGATCATCTGTGGAGTTTTGACGATTCTTGGTATCTTGTTTACGAAGATCTGGAATAGGAATATTTTCGGTGATTAGATTTGTGTCAGCATAACGTTGTGAAAATTCCTGAAATGTAAAGGACCTGTGTCGAAGTATCTGGGCTGCGATACCACGGTTAGTTTCAATCTCAAGACTCATAGAAGATTGCTCAAACACAGACCAATGATTGTGCTTAATACAATAACGTAGCAAACCCGCATAGTTTTCAGAATCCTGATTCGCTGGATTAGAAACTCTAGCAATATATGCCATTGTTTGTTCTGCATCGGGAGTCACGCTGATAAGTTTTACAGTCATTTCTTTCCAAATCCTTTTGATGTTTTTGATTCAAGTTCTGCGATTTCTTCCTTAAGCGTTCGCAGTTGTTGTTTCATCTCTATGATTTTTTCATCAGTATAAAGATGCTCTTGCTTAACAAGTTTTTCTAGCAACTTTATTAGTTCTCGTGCTCTACTAGTCATCTAAATCAGAATCCTCAAAAATTTCATCGTAATCTAAAATGGGTCTTTTTCTCACTTCTGGTTCTGTATATTTGCTATATGCAGACACATCAGAATAGACTTCTGCCTTGAGAGAATCAACCAATAGTTCAAGATTACGGACAATCAGTTTTAGTTTGTCTCTATCCATAAGATACCATTCTCTCAAGGCATTTTACCATAAAAAAAGAGGGGCAGTCAACCCCCCGTTTCATTATGACTTGCTTAACAACTCCCTACAAATTCTTTTACAAGTTTGTTTTTCATCATCACACTCAATCAAACAATTAAAATAATCATTAACTAAGTCGTTCTGTTCATTAGATCGTTCTACTGTCTCCTCAAAGTGTTCCCATCCAGCTAGTTGATTGTAAGAGATTAGGTTGTGCATAATAACCTCCATGCACATAGAATAACATAACAAAGGGGTTTTCGTTCATACGCTTCACCTCTATATTCTACTACTATCTAGGTGTTTTGTGTTGATTCCTTAACAATAATTTATGCCTACGAGTTTATACCTATAAAAAAAGGAGGGAATCAACCCCTCCGATTTCTACTTAAATAAAAATTGAATATAAAGCGACAATAAAACAAGTACAACCGCAGATCCTGCGGCAATTTGTAATATTGCAAACATCACTTTGCTCCAACAAGTTGTGCTAGTTGTGCTTTGTGACGACGATCTTCTTTTTGTTTCTGTTCTTTAATAAGTTGTAGGAAGTTTAGCTTTTGCATCACTTATGACCCTCCTTTACAAACTTAACACCACGATAGGTTTCGTTGTATTGTTGGGATTGTTGTTGCATTTGCTGTTGGTATTCAATACGCTTTTGAGTATCGTATTCAACACCTCTATACACTACACGACTCATTGGTTTTCTCCTTAGTTTTTTAGGTTAAAGAGCGTTCCTTCAGTCGGCTTTTGCGTCTATTTTACACTCTTTTGGAGTAATCTGTTTGATTTCCCAAATCAAGTCATTTTTTGCTTGTTTTGGAATATCAACTTTATGAATTCTCCCAACCATTAACTGTGCTTGAAGGCAAGTTAAAAGAAGTGTTTCCATAGATGAACGACCTATAAGTAGGTTTTAATCCGTTCCGAGTCGGCTTACTTCCGTCTGGTTTCCCAGATGAACGATGAGAGTATTATACTCCCTTTCGTGGGTATTTATCAAGTATGATTTGTATCATACGATACAAATTTATAAAATCTTCGCGTGAGAAAATTTTGCCGGAATTTTTTGCCCCTTCTGGGGAATCACTTACGCTTTTTCTTTTCGGGTGCCTGATATCCCCAGAGTTTTGGATTAATCTTTCCATAACCCCAGTCAATATTACGAACTACTGGACCGAGATTATCGTAATACATATCAAACAGATTAGATCTCTTTCCACAGCGTGTTAAATCATAACAAGTTTTACCATCAATTTGATAAGTGACTATGTAAGCATCAGTTGGAACTTGACTGTCTTTTGCTTCTTCTAGAGTACAGTTTTGTTTGATAACTTCACACCCATATTTTGATTTAAACAATTCCTTTTCTTCGGGAGTCCAGGTATGGTTTAAATCTTTATTGGGCGCCTCTCCTTTATCTGATGGCATCTTTGGTTTTTCTATAAGATTTTTTTCCATGATAATAACTTCAAAAATTTAGATTAACTTCTACCGCCCCACTGAATGTCTGAATACGCTTCAGCAACAATTTCTTTTGTAAGATTATATTTTGTATTCAACTTTTTATCTTTCACCAGGCAAAGAATTTCTGCTTCAAGAGGATGAAGACCTTCAAGGATATTAATAAACATTGTCTCACGACGAATATTATTCAACGAATCATTACCACCTTTGATGAAATGATAAAAGTTTTTGTATTCTCTACTAATTGTGGTATGCCCTTGCTTATCACTCGATCCGATTGAAAAAGATCCAGTTTCGTGCATCTTACGAACTTCTTCAGAAATCTTCGTTGTAAGAGACCCGCTGTAAGAAGTTTGGTCTGAGTATCCAGAATATGGCACCGCACCTTCTGGAAGCATTGAAATTACTGATTCATCAAAATTCCAAATAAAGATTGATTTCAATGCGACATGCTCATACTTTCTAAGAATTTCTACCTTCTTGGAATTTGTTTTTTGTCTTGATACAATATCTAATACTTCAAAGACAAACGGGTTGTTTGGCAAACTTGGAGTTGCAGTAACTCTAGCAGTAGTTGCCTTTGAAGTGGTCTTTTTAACGGGTGTTTTTGCTTTAGTTGTCGTAGTCATATGATGAACAAAATGTTGAATAATGTTAAAGTTATTTATTGACTATTCTTCGTCTTCCTCTACTTCAAACTCATCTTCAAAGTATCCTTGCTCAAATCGTACTGATACGATTTCTTGATCGATTAACTCACCATCCTTATCATAAAACTCTGGATGGTATGCAATTTGTTTTGGACCTTCTTGGTGATTCATCATGTATTCTCTGGCAACCCAACCAAGCATTACTCCCACAATCAGAAACAATACTGTTAGAAAAGAACCGAATACTAAACTGATTGCTAACATGTGTTTGCTCCGGGAAACTACTTTTTCTTCCTTGATCTAAAGGAAAACTCAAAATAGATGGTTACCTCCCGATTTAGAAAGCAAACCATCTTCTCAAAGATGATGTGAAACGGTTGAGTCTGCTTTCTTTTGCCTCCATTAAGTATAAGTTCAACACCACGATTAAAGTGGTCTTCCTTTTTATTTAGGTCAGGATTTGATGATTTGTTGTTCCTTGAGGAATTTGATTGTGTCAACTGATCCTCCTAATTTTTGTTCATCACAAATAACTTGTGGGAAAGTAGAGCCTTCGCCAAACTCGGCATAAAACTCATCTCTGGTAAAATGCTCATTGAGATTATATACTACAAAGTTACTTCCTGTCAACTCAAGAACTTGTTTGACTTTATAGCAGTATGGGCAATCCTCTTTAGAATATACAGTAAAGTTCATAATTTGTTATGATTTTTATATTAATTTATAATAGAAAAAAAGAGGGTATAAAAACCCTCCTTATTATACCACCAACTCACCTCTCCCACCACAGAGAAGTGGTCTTCATTCCCAAAGTTACAAGGATATTGAAGACTTGAATATTATAAGGGAAAATAAATGAAACGTCAAGGGCTTGACGAATGTTGGTTTTATGAGTAGACTAGGTTTGTGGCAATTGAAGATAAGTTATAAGTCTTTATTATCCTAATAAGTAACCACCCCAATATAACCAGTGTGTTGCTCCAAGAGTTGTGGAAACAGCACTAAAATAGAATAATTCTACATAATCATTTGCAGCAAGATTTAAAACAATTTGATACGGTGCAAGAGGACTATCAGTAATACAATAATTTCCTCCACTAATGAAATCTGGACCACCCACATTATTAATTTTTACACCAAATGCATATCTTTCTCCATTTGAATTTGCTGCTGACCATCCACCAGCATAAAACATATATTTTCCCGCAACAGGTGCAACAAATCTTCCATTGGTTGAAGTTGAATAAACAGGACCAACATCATAAGATTCAGTAAGTATACCTTGACTAATATTTTGCCAACCAGTAGTAACAGAAAGAGTGGTTGCTCTATAAGCAAGAAATGCTGGTTGATAAGGTTTTGTAAGAACTCCATTAGAGTTCAGAGTCATTTGAACTCTATTTACTGCATTATCGAGTTTAGTCATGAAATTTATATACGCACCAGTATCAGCAGCATTTGCTACGTTTGTATTTGTATTACATTCAATAACTGCTTTAATACCAGGATTGAGAGTTACGCTTGTTCCAGATACTTTATTTCCAAAAACAATCGAACCAATTCTTGATGCACTTGGATTTGCATTTGGATTTACAAGTGCTAAACAACCGTCAGCAGGATTATTTCCAGAAGCAGTTCCTGAAAAAGTATAGACTAATTGATTAGCGTCCTTACCCCAATTTAAATCTGATACTGTTATTCCAGCACCAAAAGTTGCTTCACCTCTTACGTCAAGTGTTTTTACAGCACTTATTGTTCCTATACCCAAACGACCACTACTATCAAGTCTAGCTGCTTCTACACCACCTTCTGCAAATGCAATGGTATCAGCACTGGGAAAAAATATGCCAGTGTTTGAGTCTCCTGTTGGTGTTATAGATGGAGCAGCAGTGGTTCCAGCAGAAACTACAATGCCACTAGAAAACGTAGAAACCCCAGAAGAACTTAAAGTATTATTACCAATCTTAATCGTTCCTGACTGAACATCCAAAGCACTTGTTGGTACTGACGTTCCGATACCGACTCTACCAGTGGAATCCTGATAGACTCCGCCAGTACCAGATTGATGTAACCAACGATTGACTCTTAT